TGCAAAGAGATACAGGAATCAGGGACCAAACTAAAAGATGAGAGAGATAGATTTTTATATAACTACATGGTGTTTGCTAAAAAGAAATTTAGTGAGAACTGGGAAAAGAAAGTATTGGAAGCAGCTAGAAATTATATCTTGTATGATGAGATATGGGGTGATGGTAAAGTAGAAGAAAAAATTAAATATTGGAAAAAAGATACAGCAGGTTTTAAATGTAATGATTTACCTATATCATCATACTGTGCGAGGGGCACATGTCTAAAAAGAAAATTTGGTATTGGTGGTCACTTTGATTCGCAGTGGCCATCAGTATCAGGTTTAATTAGAATTATGTACAAACCTGATCACGAATATTTTTTTAACGTAGAGGTAGCTGCAGATAAAATTGTGCAAGTACATGCACGTAGTATTAAACAGTTTAACGAGATGAAACAAATGCGTAGTCTTATTGCAGATCATACAACAACGTATCCACCAAGTATAAAAGAAAAAGAATATCAAAATATATTAAACGGATTGTGGGCAACTATGGAAACAATTCAACCACCTGCGGGCACAAACCCAGTAGATATGTTGAAGAAAGAATTATTTGTATATGTGAACGGACCTAAAGCTAGCTCGTATGCAGCATTTAAAAGTGGATCTGTGTTACACGAAGATCAACATTTTTACTTTGTGTACGATAAGTTTTATGATGAATTAAAACGTGGAGACTGGAATCAAGAACGAGCGCGAACAGCTACAATGGTTAAACAATATTTTAAAGGTGAGTTTGATTGTCAAAAAAGATTTCCAAAAGGTGATAACGAAGAATCATTTCCACCACTAAGAGTTTTAAAACTTCCAAAAGAAGGTTTAGAAAAAGAAGAGATACCAGAAGAAATAATAGAAATAGAAGATAAGGAGAATATAGTATGACGCAAAAAGTCCCAAGTGTATTTGTATCTTTACCTGCGTATGATACAATGCAAGTGCCAACATGTTTATCGCTCGTAAAATTATTTAATAAATTTACACTAGCAAAAATAAAAGCAGAGATAGGTACATTTAAATGTCCTTACGTAAGCTATGGAAGAAATGTATTAACCGCATTATTTTTAGAATCAGGTTTTGACTATCAATTATTTGTAGATGCTGATTTAGAATTTGAACCTGATGTGGTAGGTCGAATGATATTAGCTAAGAAAGATGCTATTTGTGTGCCCTATAGAAAAAAAACACAAGACCAAGTATTAAAATTTTCTATAGAGTTTAACGATCCAACTAACATTGAAGTGGATGAAAAAGGAATTGTAGAATTAAAAATGGGACCTGCAGGTCTAACATTAATTCATAGAAGTGTGTATGAAAAACTAATTAAAGATAACCCTGGTCTTAAAATAAAACAAAAAGAAATAATATCTGAAAAAGCAAATTCATATTTTTATAATTTTTGGGACACTAGTTTTGGTAAAGATGGAACATGGTGGGGAGAAGATGTTAATTTTTGTAATTTAATTAAAAAATCAGGTTTTAAATTTTATGGAGTAATTGATGGACAAACAACACATCATGGATCATTTGGCTGGACTGGATCACTCAAAGATGGGTTTAAGAAAGCCAATGGAAAAGATCAATAAAATCTATGGGCCACCGGGCACCGGTAAAACATTTAGATTAATTAGACGTGTAAAAGCGTACGAACGTATTGGTGTGCCTTTACATAAGATAGGTTACTTTGCATTTACTAGAAAAGCTGCAGAGGAGGCACGTAAAAGAATTGATGTATCTGAAAAAGAAGTGCCATACTTTCAGACAATACACGCATTCTGTTATCACTTACTTGGATTAAATGAGGAAGACATCATGCAGCCATATCATTATGAAGACCTTGGTAAAAAATTAAATATAAGAGTTTCATTTTCAGATAAATATAACGAAGAGGAAACACATTTTTTAACTTGCAATAACCCATACTTTCAAATGATACAAAGGTCGATAAACAAAGACATAACAATTAGACAAGAGTTTGATTTAAATGAACATGATAAAAAACAAGTTAATGACTTTGATACACTCAATCACATTTATAAAAATCTTCAGGTATACAAAGAAAAAAATAATCTTTTTGATTTTAACGATATTGTAAAAGCAGTATTAAACTCTGACAAGATACCTGTATTTAAAGCTATATTTATTGATGAGGCACAAGACTTATCACCATTACAGTGGCAACTGTATGATAAACTAAAATATCATTGTGAACAAATGTATCTAGCTGGTGATGATGACCAAGCTATCTATGCGTGGGCCGGGGCTGATGTAAATCGATTTGTAAAAGAACCTGCGAGAGAGATTGTATTAAGACAATCAAGACGTATATCAAAAGCTGTACAAGAAGAATCAACAAGACCTATTAATAATATTATTGGAATTAGAAAACTTAAAAAATATTATCCAAGAGACTATGAAGGTGAGTCACATTACATATCTGATCTCAATCAGGTTGATCTTACACAAGGTAAGTGGTTGATACTTACAAGAACCAAAAGCAATCTGTTAGATATCATGAAAGATCTAAAACGTAAAAATTTTTATTATCAAAGTAACAAAGGTAAAAGTTTTAGAGTTGGTATGTACGAAGCTGCAGTAGCATACACTAAATGGACCATGGGTGAAATATTAGATGAAAAAGAAATAAGTGCAGTAAAAGAATTTATACCTACAGGTAATTGGGACGATAAAATTCCATGGTATGACAAGTTCATAGCAGATCAAAAAGAAATTTTATATTTAAGAAACTTAATTGCATCGAAAGAAAATTTAAAAGATAAAGCAAGAATATGGTTATCAACTATTCATGCAATAAAAGGTGGTGAAGAAGATAATGTAATTTTATCTTTGCATCAAGGGCGTACCGTACAACAAGGAATTAAATCAAGTGTTGACAAACAAGATGAAGAGCATAGAGTGTGGTATGTTGGAGTTACGAGAGCAAGAAATAATCTATACAAACTGAGAGCAAAAAAGAAATTAAGGGAGTATCAACTATGACAGATAAAAATATATTGGACGAAGCGTTTCCACAATATACTCAGGTCGGCGGGAATCACTACACTAAGTTTCCTATTCAACCCTACGAGTTTATTTCTAAAAACGATTTATCGTTCTTTCAAGGAAACGTTGTAAAATACGTTTGCCGCTATCAACGTAAAGGCGGTGCAGAAGACATTAAAAAGATAATACATTATTGTCAGTTAGAATTAAAAAAAATGAGAGACATGAAGAATAAATGATATTGCCTCAAACAGAATGGGTTCAACCTACAGAGTATCCTGATCTTAGATCTTACGATGAGATTGCAATTGACTTGGAAACAAGAGATCCAGATTTAAAATCAAAAGGGTCAGGTGCAGTTATAGATAATGGTGAGGTTGTTGGTATAGCTGTGGCTACATACAATGACAAATGGTATTTTCCCATAGCTCATCAAGAGGGACCAAACATGAATAGAGATAAAACTCTAGAATGGTTTAAAGATATTCTTGAATGTTCAGCCACAAAGATATTTCATAATGCCATGTATGACGTATGTTGGATACGTAATTTAGGTTTAAATATCAACGGTTTAATAGTAGATACGATGATTGCATGTTCACTATTAGACGAAAATAGATTTTCATACACATTAAATACTTTGTCCTGGCATTTTTTAAACGAAGGTAAAAATGAAAGAGCACTAAATGAAGCTGCTAAGTCAAGAGGACTAGATGCAAAAGCTGACATGTGGAGGTTACCTGCGCATGAAGTTGGAGCTTATGCTGAAAAAGATGCTGAGTTAACTTTTAAACTTTGGCAGCATGTAAAAAAATTAATAATAGAAAATGATCTTGAAGAAATTTTTAATCTTGAAACGGATCTTTTTCCTTGTCTCGTTGATATGCGTTTCTTAGGCGTTCGCGTAGATACTCAAAGAGCTTACGACTTGCGTAAGGAATTGATTGGACAAGAGCAACTGTTATTGCGAGAAGTTCAACAAGAAACAAAAGAAGATGTCCAAATATGGGCAGCAAGATCGATTGAAAAAGTTTTTCAAAAATTAAATTTATCTTACGAACGTACTGCAAAATCCAATGAGCCTTCATTTACTAAAAATTTCCTTTCAAATCATGCACATCCTATCATACAAAAGATAGCAGAGGCAAGAAAGATTAATAAAATAAATACAACGTTTATAGATACAATATTAAAATTTGAACACAAAGGTAGAATACATGCAGAGATAAATCAAATTAGATCTGATGATGGAGGAACTATTACAGGTAGATTTAGTTATGCTAATCCAAACTTACAACAAATACCTGCACGTGATCCTGTCTTAGGTCCAATGATCAGAAGTTTATTTATACCTGAACAAGGATGCAAGTGGGGTTGTTTTGATTACTCGCAACAGGAACCAAGACTTGTTGCACACTATGCATTACGTTATGGTTTACCATCTGTAAATACAATTGCAGATT